TGCGCCAGGTGGCAGATCGGAAATTTCTCAAGTAACAAAGACGGTTACGTCGGGGTCACTGGAAGACGAATCATCTAATTCGTCTGAACGTGAAAAGGGACCAATCGGTTCTCTCCACGCAACTTCATCTTCAAACTTGTTCATTCAAAGAATTTTCACAAGAGAGGGCTTTCACAAATGTGTAGCTCTCCTCGATTCCCGGTTTTCAGACCTATTGGCCTGTAAAGACAGGAGAAAATGGCGGACACTGGAATATCTTCCAGAGCCGTATCAAAAGCCCATGATTGGAAAACTAATGAGTTTCCAATACACGCGGAAATCCGCGCGTTGGGTCGTTAAACAATCAACTGCAACCCTTAACTCAATTGAGGTAGGATTCGGAGCCATCGAAACATCGATGATCCTTGCAGAACCTGATCTTGTAGGGGACAATCGTCCTCTGCAATCTCTTAGACGCTGGTTTCTCGGCAATTGTCGACAACGCGGCGTACATGCTGCACTCATGACTTATAAGAAATGGGTCCAGTGGATTTGGTGGAAAGCGTCTCGAATTGAGACGCTCACCCCCGTAGAACTACCCAACAACGCCTGGCGCGTTGTGGATGGCAAACAGACCCCGACACTAATCAAATGGTTAGATGTCGTGATCGAACACGGTGTTAAATCGAAGGCAATGGCCACTCGATTAGCAACCTTTATCACGGTGTCAAGGGGATTCCCTTGTCCACCTGAAGAAGTCCGAATTGAATCTCTATTGAAATTCAAGAGGAACGTCACAGAACCAGCGGTGGAAATCTCTACCCCGGATCTTGAACTGATGAAGAGTCTTGCTCACCAAATTGGTGTTGACTCCCGAATCAGAGACAAGGAAAGTTGGCGTAATAACGCCCACTGTTCCCTAACAAACTCTGGATGCTACGAGAATTCTCGCAGCAATGGCGGCCGAGCGGCCGCTGCCAGTTTTCATTACCGTATCTGGGCCCAATCGGTCCCAGAAAGGTCAGAAACCATACAAGGCCTATTGGCTTCGTATGATTTAGAAGCAGGAGTGCCTCGGTGGAAAACCGTGCACGTTCCTGTTGAAGACCGCTTCTCTCGACGAGATAGAGTGTTCGGTAAATCTGAACACGGCGGACTAATTGGTGATACACAGTACGGATTCGACTGTTTCACCGGAAACCAACTAGTTGAGGCTGCAGCCGACTATTTGGTTGACCACGGATACCTCAAAAGAGGTACGTGGGACTTTCTGAAACCACCCCCAATCGGGGTTAGTTCAGTAGGCGAACCGGGAGGCAAAAGCCGAACGGTAACGCAAGACGTCTGGGCATGGAATACCATACTTCAGCCGATGGGGCACGTCGGATCGCAATTGCTTTCCGCGCACCCTTATGCGAGAGCGGGCATGACCCGCGCGCATCAACACTTTGAATGGGCGAAAGGTTTCACCCACGATGAGAAGGAGGAATCCCTCTTTCAAAAGCTCGGTCTCCTAACTTCAGATATGTCTGAGGCTACGGATCACTGTGACTTACGGATCTCTAGAGAGATCTTACAGTCATTCTTCAACGGCGCTGGAATCAGCACATCATATATGATGAAAGCCGCGGAATTACTCTGTTCACCCGTCCAATTGGAGGATGAAACAGTGACAACTCGAGGGGTCCTAATGGGCCGCCCGGGAACAAAACTCGTACTCATGCTACACAATTTATGTGCTGAATACAAGGCATACTGGAATTATCTTGGTAAACCAAGTGATTTCAGCAAATTAGATCCTTCACATCCAGGGAAACCCTGGTGGAGGAACTTTGCAGCCGCAGGTGATGATCACATCACCTTAGGCCCAAGAGAGTACCTGGACGTAATCGGACAAGTACATCTATCAAACGGACTAGCTCTGAATCCAGAGAAACATGGTGCCGTTTACTCGCCAAACCCCCGATTGGGAAAGTTTTGCGAAAAACTCGTCTACGGATCGAATTCGACCGTATGGCGTTGGGATAACAAAGTTAAGGCGGAACTCCGCCCCTTTGTAGACTCCTTCAAAGTACGACTATTGTCAGTAGCTTCGAAGGACACGGATGCCAGGGAGATAACAAACCCATGGCACGGCAAACAGAGGGCACTCAATCAAGAGATCGAGTGGATTTCCTCATGCGACGATTTCGAGGCAATAGCCAAGTTATCGCTGATGGTCATGAAAATGCGATTCCGCAGATTCATGCCCAATTCCCGAATATACGCACTACCAATTGGTTTAGGCGGTTTGGGATTAGGAATCAAGGGTCAGAATTATCTAGACATCCTTGAGGATTTAACACCCAACCACAGAAAAGCAATAGCTCAAGTGGTTGATGGTAAAGGAACGTACATGCTCGATCGAGTTCTACGTTCGTTTCAATCTGATCGTTACGCAAGAGGCGTAAAAGACGATTGGAACCTCGAGACTGATATTGCAATTGCAAGATCGTCACAAACGTATTCGTTTGCAGAGGTGTGGAATCTTTTGGGTCAGGAGGGAAATATCCCAAATGACACAGAACATTGGAGGTTCGTCGACAAGGAATCCCTTGCCGAGAAAAACGGCTTCGCGCGACTCACAAATGTGGTTCGCAAGGCGAAGAGAGGGGAGCTGATGAAACAATTGTTTGACCAGATCCCGGACCGCGGTTTCCGCCAAGAGGCGAAATGGGACCAGCGGATAATCCTGTTAGAGACCCAATTGGGTGTCGTAACACAAGGTAATAACCTTGATACAGGAGATTTAAGGCTCTTAGCTAGCAAACTTGCTAACTTCGATTGCCGAAACGAGTGGGAAAAACAGTTAAATAACTGTTGGATCTCAACACAAGAATCGGGCGACTTCAATAGAAGACGGATCCGAAAGTTCAAACCTAACGTTCCAGACAATCGTCAAAACGAAAGGACGACCTCAACTCAGCTATTGCTAAGAAATTTGAGGTTAATGCCACTTCTCGAGGTGAATTACCAGAAGATTGTGACGAATTCTTCCCGCGTACCTATGGAATTCCATAGTACAAAACCAAATCAATTAGATTCGTTTGGGAAGTTGTTAAAAACGACCTGGAGTAAATCAAAAGAATTACTCAAGTTCGGAATGACTCCGAGCAGTATGGCCCATCTATTGATGGGTCGCCCGGTAAGAAAGGATCCAAGGAATTCCGAGGATCCGATCGTAAGAAGATCATGGACCGAATTCAGCCTATTGGTTGATTTTGAATACAATACGGTCAATGACGAGTTTTCGCTTACCTTAAAAGGGCGGGGTACTGATGAAGTAGATCCGCAGCTCCAATTGGAGCTAGCTGAAAACAATGGTTGGCAATAGCCAATGCTTTCCCTTAAGCTGATGAAGTTGTCTCGCATGGTCCTGTCAATTGATAAGGACTCAAGTTCGAGATTTCATCGTTGGTTTCTCAGATCGCATACCAATCCGAGTCCACTACAGTGGACCCCCAACAGGGGTTTCT